TAAAAATTATTGAGAATAAGAAATACAGTAAATCGAAATTTTTGAATCCATCATTTACAGGAAATTTATTAACAGTGCTCGAACAACTATCATCATCAATTTCTTTGATTCCTATAAATCTTCCTCGTCCACCTTTCTTATATTGGTCAATGAGTGAAGATATAGTGTAGACTCTATTAAATTGAAACTCATAAAATGTATCTTCACAATCAATTATTTCATTCAATCGATCTATCTGTTCTGACCCCGTAAACCCATTTGTATACCCACTCCAAGCTAACCCGAAATAATACGAACTTTCTTGAATCTTTTTTAGTGTTTGGCTCGGTAAATTTGTAGGGTCAGCATCGGGATTTTCCCATCCATATTCTTTAACGTTAGGAACCAAATAACTTGGTCTCCTTGTTTGCATTGTCAAATCATTCGGTTGAGTCCATTTGATTTTGAATCTATATTTTCCTTTTGTAGGTATACCTAAAGTTGGATCATTTGATATAACTCTATCTCCAAACTCATTCGTGACGACATAATCCAAGTTCATCGGTAACTCGGTCAACCAAGTTCCATCTCCATCAATAATATTACCCGCTTGTTCTAATTCAAAAACTTCCAACACGGGATTACCATCCTCATCTTGTTGTATTGTTTGACGAAGTGCTAAAATTTGTCCAGGTCCTGAAGTAAGATCACATAAGTTTCCTAAATTATCTTTAGGCTTACAATTTTTTCTGAGTCTAAATTTATCAGGTGAAGAAAACATTGACCCCATAAAAACTGAGGTCGGTTGTATATCAACGTTAGCGTCATCCCTTAAATCAAAATCAATTCTATTGATTGAAATTTGACATACCTCAGGATCTCCCCATAACGGAGAAATTTCCACACTCTTGGTTACGTTAATTATTTGTGGAAGAGAGTTGAGATCGGCTGATGCCCTGAACCTATTACCAGCAACTTGTGCTTCTGTTGCAAGTCCAATTCTAACTAAATCTTGAGGTGTTAATGAAAACTCTCCAATATCTGAAAGATCGACATCCATAACTATGGTTTGTGGTCCTAAAGGAACTCCCATAATCATATAGTCACCGCTCTCATTCGTTTTGGATGTAAACCTATAATACTTGTCATAGATTTCAACAACAGTAGACCCTGTCAATGCATCGGATCTCGAAGGAAAAGTCCCTGTTGCGGCATGTTTCGAATAGGATGGATTGTATGGAAGGAGGTTATATCTATAACCATCTTCATTTTTATCCGCTGGAGATTTGTATGGATATATACTTGTAATAACTGGATTGGATTGATCAACCTGTTCTATAGGAATAAAGATTGAAACCCTTGCATTCGGTAATCCGAAACCATTATTTGCGGTGACCCTACCAACCAAAACACCATAATCCGCACAATTTCTTATGTAGATGTCGGTTTGTTGAATTTTAAGCGATAGGATTTCTAAGAACTCAAATTCTTGGTCTAATTGTAAATTGATTGATTTGTTTACACCAAGCTCAGTCCTTATTCTATATGAATCACCCATATAATATCTTTAGTTTATAAATAGTTTAGGTGTTATTTTCTAACACACACCTAAAATCATAAACAATAAATAGGGATAATAAACCTATCAACTGAAGGTTACTGATTGAAAGTTTTTCACCAAAACTCGAATATCTTTGTTTGGATATCTTATTTGATAAACTTGTGAAGGTTGTGCAAAAATTGTGTCATCAACAGGTTGTATTTCTTTTGTCTCAGGATTTGAATACCTCATTGATGTTTCAGCCGAAGAATATTGCCCCCCAACGTTGTTGAAAACTTTAATGTCCGCAACAGTTAACACACCATTCTGATTTTGAACAATACTTTGTACCTCGGAAAGGTATACGTTTTGCCCTAACTGTCTGGTTTGCGGATTAAAATATGTTGATACTCTGTCAACAACATCTGCAATAACTTGTCCTGAGTTTTGAGCCGAATCCAATACAATTGATATTTCTAAACTCAAGTCAATAACTTCAGCAGTCAATATCGAGATATAATCATTGATCATTCTATAGTTAGAAAGATATGTTGCAATGTTTTGTTTCAATGTATTAGAAACGATGTTTGTTAATTTACCTGAAGTGTCGTATGATAATATCTGTATCAAAATCTTATTGTTATCTTCAGTAATCGCAACTTTTGCAGGAGCTCCGAATTCAGATGGCATATTCCTAATAATTGATTCATAATCTTGAACCGTGACTGCTCTTTTTTGTGCCGAGAAATTAAACGATACATAATTTCTAATTTCCTCCAACGAAGGAAGTCCAGCACCACCAATAGCTGCTGTGACGTTGTTACATCTAAGGGAATTAACTACCGAGGAGTTAGTCAACTCAGATGGCCCATTTACAAAAAATGAAACTGTTCCTATTTGGCTAATGACATTTGTTCCCAAGTTAGTCCCTAAACCTCCACCAATTCTATATTGGACAAACAAAGTTGAGTTAGGTATCAACGCCGATCCTAATGATATGTTGTTAGAATATCTTTGAATATCAATTGTCGCTCCCAATGTTGTAAATTGATCCAAAGAATCTTGAGCGGTATTAGTTCCTCCACCAAAAGTTAATTTTTTAAAACCTTCAGGTGTGTATTCACTTATGAATCTATTTGATGTTTGAACATATCTTCCAACTTTAATTCCAGGTTGGTCCGATACTTTTGTAGGATCTTCAATGAAAACTCTATCTTCAGCTAAAGCATCAACCTCATACCATTTATTGGTTGCCCCTAAGAATTCAGCGGTTGATGGTAAGTTCGTATACTCAGTTCCACTTTTTAAAAGAACACTTGTAATACCCAACACATTTTTCTCAGGTAAAAATAATTCAAAGAAAGGTTTAACATCATTTGGTGTTATTACTCTCTTGAATACTTTAGTTACACCATTAACAACAAGTTCTCTTTTTGTAATTGTGTAATTGATTAAAACATTATTGGCATTGAAGTTAGGTATTTTTAATCTATTCGGAAATCCTTGTGCATTATACGGAGAACTGAAATCGATGTCATATATGTTTTCGAAAACAATACCAGCACCTGAAACTTGAGATCCTCTTGTTAAAATTCCAAGATATCTTTGGTCTTCTTGATCTCCAAAAGCAGGAACTGTAATTGAAAAATCAACTAATGCAACAGAAGGTCTTTGACCTGGCAATTTCAAACCATAAGTTCGAGCTATGTTATATATTGAAGATCTTTGTTGTGCGTATTGAAGAACTGTTTCTTGAATACTTCTATCTATGTGGTAATGGAGGTTGTCCGCAACCGCAGCATTTAAATCTAAAAAGACAGAGAAAACTGAAGCATCATTAAAATCCTGAATAAGTTCAGGATAATATGTTCTAACATAATTCAACAATTCAGTTCTTATTCCCTGATAGTCTCTTGTGGTGTATGATATTTTACGATTTGCCATCTATATTAAATATTGATAATAACGAAATCACTTTGAGCAAAAGAACTTCTATTATTTGCGTAATCTATTCTTACTTTAGCAGTGTATTCTGAAGTTCCCTTACCAGGAAATCGATATACTGGAGATTCACTCGTTCCAACTGTATTCTGACCAATCATTGTGTCAACCTCAAACTCAGGATCAGCAGGTGTTATTGATATATTATTTAAAAGTAAGTTCGGCATGAATGTCTCAACCGCATCTCGGATGTCAGATTGAATAGCATCAAATGTCAATCCATCAAAAGGTTCGAATATAAATTCATATAATCTAGTTCCAAACTCAGGTAAATAATATCTACTCCCTTTTCTAGTTAATAATAAGTGAATCAAATCCGATTTAATTTGTTGAGACTCTAGTTCCGTGAGTTCTAAATAATCACCTCGTCTAGAATCTCTGAATGGAAAATTAAGTCCATATGTTACACCATTTGCCATAAAGATAAATATACTACGGTTAGTTTCCTTATAAATAGCCTAAAATGAAAAATCCCAACATGAGTTGGGATTTTTATTATTTTATGAAGAACATCCGAAACATTCAATTTCGATTCCTTCAGGTTTTGGTGGTAAATTCATACTACTGTAATCTACTTTAGGAATTTCAACATTTGGTTTAGGTTTTTGTACCTTTGTCATATCCAATGCTAAGTGTTTTGCTCCAGTTGAAATCGCTTTAGTTCTCACATAGTAACATAATGTTTTCAACCCCTTTTCCCACGAATGAAAGTGCGATGATGTAATCTTTGACAATGTTGGATTCGGCATATAAATGTTCATAGATTGAGATTGATCAATAAATGGTGCTCTGTCTGCCGCCATGTTAATCAATTCTTTCTGTGAAATCTCCCAAATAGTTTTATATTTTGGAATCAAGTGTTCAATTCTTTTAACTTTTTTGTTGTAGTTTTTATCCTCAACATCAAGATATTGATTAAAGTTAATGTTTTGAATTGATCCTTCATTCAAAATAATTTCATTTTTCAAATCCTCAGACCAAATACCAATTTTCTCAAAGTCAGTAATCAAGTATTTGTTTACAATCATAATTTCACCACCTACAACACGTCTATTAAATAACGCAGAGTGTGCTGGTTCGGTCATTTCGAATGAACCTGTAATCTTAGCTGATGACGCAACTGGCATCTGAGCGGTGAATAATGAATTACAAACACCATATTCTTGAACATCTTTTTTTAATGTTTCCCAATCCAAGAACAAATCAGAGTCATTAAGACCCCACATATCAAATTGGAAAATACCTTTCGACATTGGAGAACCTTTGAAGAACTCATAAGGTTTTCTGATACCTTTCTTACACAATTCATTACTCTCAGTAACTGCCGCGAAATAAATTGCCTCGAAGATATTCTTATTCAACGCTTTGGCTTCATCCGAAGTGAAAACGTAATCCAAAAGACAAAACACATCCGCTAATCCTTGAACACCAATTCCGATTGCTCGTTGTTCAAGACCACCCTTAAGACCCTTTTCTGTAGAATAATTGTTTTTATCAATAACATTATTCAATGCTCTTACAGCCTTTCTTACTTCTTGGATTAGAAGGTTATAATCAAACTTACCGTCAACAATAAAGTTTTTCAACACAATTGAAGATAGGGTACAAATTGCAGTAGTCTTTTCGTCAGTGTACTGATAAATTTCATTACATAGGTTAGATTGCTTAATCACACCAATGTTTTGATGGTTTGTTTTCTTATTCGCACTATCCTTAGCACACAAGTAAGGAACACCCGTCTCAATTTGAGATTCAATTACCTTACTCCATACCTCTTGTGCCTTCACTTTACGACCAATACCCAAGTCAACAGCCTTACGATAGTTTTGTTCATACTCTTCACCATAACACTCTTGTAAAGGTTTGATACCAGCTTTGATAATATCATTTGGACAGAACAAATACCAATCTTCATTGTTTTTTACCGCTCTCATGAAATTATCAGGAATCCAAAGTGCAGTAAATAAATCTCTTGCTCTCAATTCTTCAGCACCTGTATTCTTTTTGATATCCAATAAATCGAAAATATCTTTGTGCCATGGTTCCAAGTATATCGCAGCACTACCAGGTCTTCTTCCTTGTTGGTTGAAGAACCTTAAAGATTCGTTTACAATCTTAAGATATTTTAACAATCCACCAGCGAAACCACCAGATGATTTGATTCTACTTTCTTTACTCCTAATGTTGGACATAGATAATCCAATACCTGCTGCATCTGAAGAATATGTTGAAATATCATTTAAGGTTTTCAATAATCCATCTCTTGAATCTGAGTTGTTGTAATGTAACACACAAGATGCTAACTGAGGAACTTTAGTTCCTGAGTTAATCATAATTGGAGTCGCCTTAGAAATACGTTGACTTGATAATGAATGGTAATATTCTACCGCTTCTTCAAATGAATTAGTAACCCACAGAGCAACTCTCATATACATGTGTTGAGGTCTTTCAATTACTTTACCTTGTGGAGTTTTCAACAAATACATTTCTTGTAGCGATCTCCATCCAAAATAATCAAAGTTGTAATCATTCTCATGATTGATAACCTCATCAATCTTAGAAGGTCCATACTTCTCAATCATCTCCATAAGTTCATCGTGAACAACACCATCAACATGAAGGGTATGCATTACATTTGAAAAACTTGGGTCAGTTTCTTTATGATACGATGAGATAGCAACTGACGCAGCAAGTCTCGAATAATCATAATGACTGCCAGTATATGCCGCTGCAATCTCATAAACAAGTTTGTCTAACTCTTTTGTTGTTATATTACCTTCAGTTGGTACTGATGTAATCACTTTAATGAAAATCTCATCAGAGTTTACAGTTAAACCTTTTGCAGCTCGTTTAATTCTATTATAAATTTTTTGAGGATTGAATGCAACATCATCCCCATTTCTCTTTTTAATTTTTAATGACATCATAGATATAAAAATATTAAATTAAAAATCAGAATCAAATGATAACTCTTCGTTTAGTTTAGCTTTTTGGTATTCCATTGTTCTTGACTCAAAGAAGTTACCCTTTGTTTCAACTGCAATCTGTTCCATAAACTTGAATGGTTGTTCAACATTAAATTCTTTTTTACATCCAAACTTAACCAACAATCCATCAGTAACGAATTCCAAATATTGTTTCATAAGATTGGAGTTCATACCAATAAGTGAAACAGGTAATGATTCAGTGATGAATTCTTTTTCAATCTCCAATGCAGACAATAGAATTTCTTTGATTCTTTTTTCTGATGGTTTAGTTTCCAAGTGATTATTAACCAAGTGAATTGCAAAGTCGCAGTGAAGATTTTCATCTTTGAAAATCAAACTGTTTGCATTACACAAACCTTGCATAATACCTCTCGACTTCAACCAGAAAATTGAACAGAAAGATCCTGAAAAGAAAATACCTTCAACCGCCGCGAATGCCACAAGTCTCTCTTGAAAGGATGCGTTTTCAATCCAATCAAGAGCCCACTTAGCCTTCTTTTGAACTGCAGGTAGATTATCCAATGCGGTAAAACAAAGTTGTTTTTCTTTTTCGTTTGAGATATATGTATCGATGAGTAATGAATACATCAAGCTATGAATGTTTTCCATCATCAACTGAAATCCATAGAAAAATTTAGCTTCAGGATATTGTACTTCCTTTAAGAAATTTTCTGCAAGATTTTCATTAACAATACCATCAGAAGCTGCGAAGAATGATAAAATATTTTTAACAAAATATTGTTCATTTTCAGTAAGATTATTCCAATCTCTAATATCGTTAGTCAAATC